TGCGAACCTTGCGGATGTTCGTTGCCTCGACGGGACGGAGTTCCACAAGACCCTTCTTCGGATTGTCCTTGTCGATGATCTTGTGGTAGTAGAGCCTTCCGTCGATGTACCACTTTCGGAATATCTCATATCCCTTGTCCTGAAACTTCAGCAGACGAAGGATCTCATCGAACTCATCTGCAATCTTTACCTTGATCTTCGGAGAGATGCGCTTGTCATCCACATGGATCTCGACGGGTCTCTTTGTCTCGTCATAGACGATTGACTCATCGCAGATATCCGCGATTGCCATCTCCACCTCGGGGTAGAGAGACATCTCGCGGTATTTGCGGATCATGTCGCTGGTAGCCTTGATGCCACCATCGAAATCCATGTATGAACTGAAATAGACACCAGATGTAACAGGCAAAGCCCCATCGTCGTACTGAGGAGGAGCAAACGATGTGTTTGCTGTTACATCCTCCTGTTTCTCCGTTGGGGCTATTTTGCCAGTGCGGCTGAGGGAATAACCAAAAAGTTCAAATGCCATTCATCTCTCCTGAAAGGAAGTATCAACCACCAGAGGTCAATCTATTTAGACCTGTGGCGGGCTGTGCGCCAGGCGTACCAACATTCGATGTGAAGTACGAGTACGACATGTTGACCGTGAACTCTTCGATCTGGTCGGTGGCTTCATATGACAGGTCGATTGCACCGATATCGGTTGGGAAGCAACCGACAAGTGTATATGCCTTGATGGGCTTGCCTGTGCGGTCGAGTTGATTCACGACCCAGTCGCAGAACACTGGCTGCGCGAAGTTGATGAACTCGTTGGTGGCGACATTGCGCTCCATTGCCTGAATTCCATCAACCCATGTTTCAAACAGGTTACGCAAGGTGAACTTGCTGTCGTTGATGATCGTGATGGACCAATCGGCAAATGTGCGGTCGCCAGGAACCTTGATCCTTCTGCCGCGATATGGGATTTCGATGGTTCCCAATGCGGTTCCTGGTAGAGATGCCGACTTTACAAGGAAGGGTGTCAGCGAACTCTGTGATCCGCCGATTGACCCCTGAACTTCAAACAGCGAGGGCTTTACGCCCGATCCCTGCATTGCATTGGCAAAGTTCTTGATATTCATTCTAGATGCTCCCTCTGTACCTTATTTATTCGATGGTTGTTAGATTGAAATCACTTCTTGTTGCAATGAAGTTCAACTGGATGAAGTTGATGGACTTCAGCGGCTTGATGAAGATATCCGCTACGAACTGATTGTTGTCGATGACCTGAGCCGTGTTATTGGTTCCGTCGCAAACGACCTTGTAATCCGAAATGCCACGCTGTGCAACGAGATTGGCAAGGAATGGATTGACAAGATTCCTGAACTGCGAACGGGTGAACTCATCGTTGAACTCAAAGAGCGAGTACTTCGCCGCCTTTGCGATTGCCTTCTCTGCTGCGATGAACACTCGACGGACATTGATGCGGTCGAATGCGCTTGGCTTGACGAGAAGGGTCTTGTCTCCGAAGAGGACAGTACCCGATCCATCATTGAACTGCGTGAAGAAGTTGATCTGGTTCTTATAGAGTTCGTCGCGATCAGTCTTGCTGAATGCCGTCTCCAACTTGATCACATTCTTTAGATTGCCTCGGGCAAATCCTGCGGGAGATTCCCATGCGATTTCCTGTGCCGAAAGAATGCCCGCCAGATCGGATGAAAGTGCCATCTTGCGGGTCTGATTGTTGTAGGTATCGAAGAACACCTTGCGACCTGCAACCACCATCGTATAGGAGTTGGAAGGAACCGTCAACAGATTCTTGCGGAAGTTGATTGCATTGCTTGCCGACTGTGCGGTATGCTGAGTCGATGAAGTTGGCATCGGGGTCGGAACAATGAACAGGGTATCCTTTCTTGGCTCTATCACGGAATCGTAGATAGCAGACTCAAGATCGGTGAAGTCATTGCTCGTATCCGTTGCAACCGATGATTCGGGAACAAACAGAATATCCACTGCTGATGCATCGTCGGCAAAGATCGAATACGATGCAATCTGCTCGGAAAGAGTTGGGTCGGTTGCACTAGATTCTCCGAAACCAAGGAAGGCATCGTAGTATCCCGATCTAGTATAGGTTACTCCATCATTTCCTGTCTTCAGCGTCTGAATGTCACCGAAGTCAGTCGTTGCCAGTGAAGTGGAAGTTCCTCCTCCAGTGAAGCCGAATGCCTGAGTCATGTAGACATACTGAGAGTTGTTGTTGATGTAGTCCTTGTAGAAGATGTTCTCTCCATTGAGGTTCTTTGCATCAACTGCCTTGGATAGAAGTTCAAACTTCTCAAGGATTGCTCCCTTTGGTCCAAACTTTCCACCATTGTCGATGATCGCAATGCTCAACTCATCATTGGAACCGCCCACAGAAGCAGCATATTCCGATGTACCGGGAGTTTTGTCGAAGATACGAACTCCTGCATAGGATTCACCAATCGTGGTTGTTGCAGTTCCACTATAGTTTCCAAACTGAACGATACCATACTTGAAGTTGTTCCTGATACCCGTCAATCCACCCTGCGGATCCCAACCAGAGATGGTGACATTGCTTTGGGTTCCATCGGGATTCCTCTTGTGGTAGATCGCAGGACCAGTCAGACCTATGAGTTGAGCAAATCCTCTGGCACCAGCCGTGGTGGATAAGCCGCGAGCCGCAGCATCTATGTTGACATTCTCATAGAAGCCTTCCCAAGGACCATGAACATCTGGCAATGCCACTCCAGGATTGATTACACCGAATCCAGGCATGGTATCGTTGTTGTTCAATATGCCGAAGATGCATCCTTGAGAATTCGTGGTTGAGAAACTTGCAGGAAGACCTGTAGGATTTGCCACGCCACCCACCAATGGACTGGCGACTCGCGGATAGAGAATCGTTCTTTCTCCGGTTGCCCCACCGAAGTTGTATGTTGCTCCGCGCCTCCATGACAGATTAGTATTCGAGAAATCTATATTTGGGAATAGAATATCTACGGCACCTTCAATTGTTGTATTCTCGGTTATGACATATGGAGATTTTCCGTACTCAAACAGAGGATTGAAATTTACTGGTGTTGTTCTGAATCCCCAAGTCTCAAGATCATAGTAGTTCCCACGGTTTCCATCTGGATTGGCTCCCTGCTCAGTGAGGTTCCAGTTTTCCGTGGTCGTACCTGTTGCATAGAATATACTCATTGGCGTCACAAGGTTCTTCAACTTGTTCGCAAAGGCAACCGAAGTATCGTTTATGTCCGGTGAAAGTATCGTTACCATGTACCAAGGCATGGTGGCAGAAGTGACTCCGAGTATGGCAACTGTGCCCGGACCCGCTCCTTCTCCGACTGCAACAATGCTGTATGTTGCAGTTCCCGCAGATACACCGAAGACCATTTGATTCTTATAACCAGCCCGAAGAGTAAAATCGGTTGGTTGATCCTGCAATGTGGAGGTCACGGTTTCTGCCGTGACACCATCGAATACGATCACCTTGAGCGAGTCACCGAAGTTTCCAGGATACCTTGCCTTGAAATATGAAGTCGGTTCGATATCTCCCGAGAAGCCACCAAGAGCGCGGAATTCATCAAGATTCTTGATGGTCTTGTTGGTTACGCTGTTTATTCCCGTAATTCCCGAATCAACCGATATCGAGTTATAGTCATCTTCCTGAGAAAGACGAATGACCTTGAGATGATTCGAATACTTGAGGAAGTTGGCAGCAGAGAGGAAATCGACATTTCCGCCAACATCGGACTGATCAAGCGTGGGCTTTCCGAAGATAGATGCTAGTTCGCTCTCAGAGGAGATGGAAGTAGCAACTTCACACGGACCCCAGTTGAACTTACCGACCATTCCGCCGACATTCTGAGCCTCTGGCTGAACGAATGTCGATAGATCGATCTCAGAAACCTTTACACCTGGACTTAGTTGTGTCGGGATTGGACTAGCCATTTTCTCTCCTTAGACGATCTCAGTGAATGCGCTATCGGTTCTTGTCGCAATGAAATTCAACTGAATGAAGTTCACGCTGCGATTTGGCTTGATGTAGATGTCTGCCACGAACTGATTGTTGTCGATGACCTGTGCAGTATTGTTGGTCTCGTCGCAGACCACCTTGAAGTCGGTGACTCCTCGTTGAGCCTGAACATTGCGGAGATATGGAATGACGAGATTCCTGAACTGTGCGCGAGTGAACTCATCGTTCAGTTCGAACAATGAATATTTAGCCGCGGAGGAGATAGCCTTCTCAAGGGTGATGAACAGCCTACGCACATTGATGCGGTCGAATGCGCTTGGCTTCTTCAACATGGTCTTGTCGCCATACAGCATGGTTCCTTCTCCACTGAATGTCGCCACAGGATTCACTCCTGCGACATAAAGTAGATCCCTTGCTGCCTGATCGGGGTTGAATGCCAACTTGATGACATTCTTGATGATGCCGCGATTCAGACCTGCGGGAGAGTACCATGCCTTCGTGTTGTATTCACTTCTTGCACAGAGACCCGCGATGTCGGAATTCAGCGGAATATAGCGGAACTTGTCATTGTACTTGTCATAGATGTACTTCCATCCGCTATCCATCACCACATACGACGAATTGATGTTGTATGTGCTGTTTCGTGTGATAAGGATTCGGTTCGTTGCATCCGACTGAGTCTTGTTGAGGACATCCTCAAGTTTGGGGGAAACGAACAGGACGCAATCCTTGCGAGTATCTGCAATATCAGCAATCAACTTGACATTTTCCGAACTTGCCCTGCCCGAGATGAGCAAGGAGATATCGACATTGTCGCGATCATTGAACTTGCTATATCCGCCGATATACAGGTTGGAAGTGCTGTCTGTTGCCGATGTCGCTCCATCCAAGGAGTACATTGAGACCTTTGCGGCAGTGAAGCCAAGGCTAATGTCATTGAAACTGGTGGTGATGTCCTGCTTGACTGCGGATCCCCACAACTGCTCAATGTCTCCGACCCAGATATAGTTGGAGTTGTTGTTTATGTTGCTGGCGACATAGTTCGGTGCGCCATCATTGTCGCGGGCATCATATGCCTTGGAGACATTCTGGAAGACTTCAAGGATAGCCCCATTGGTTCCTGTGAACTGTCCATCTTCGTCCACTACAACGACATTCAACTCATCGTTTGCTCCACCGCGTGAGGATGCCTGTGTGCTTGTCTCTGCTGTCAGTTGGAATAGATCCGCATACTTGCTGCGGAACTTGACCGATGCTCCCTTGGGGATGACGCTGGCAACATAGTTCTTGACCGTTGCGGTGAATCCATTGACGGAATCAACGATGAACGATTGGGAGAAGTTTGATGTCTGAAAGATCAACTTATCGTTTTCTTCGACACCCTTTGTCTCTAGATTGGTCGTGAAGGAGATGATGTCTGTGGCAACTGTGGCTGTAGTACCAGTGACGAGGTTGGTTTCACCATCTCCATCGATCACCACGACTTTGAGTGAGTTGCCCAAAATTCCGGGGTATTTCGCATAAAATGCAGAAGATAGATCGGCAGCACCCAGAATATCCTCATTGAGATACTGTTCTCCAGTAGTTCCATCGGAATTTGCATTTGTCTCATTTGATCCGACAACTCTAACGACGCGAAGGTCGCGGCTATACTGAAGGAAGTTAGCCGCACAATGGAAGTCGATGCCATCTTCCGTTGGAAGTGGCTTTCCGAAGACTCCTACGAGTTGGTCTTCGCTTGTGATGGTTGTGATCTTTTCCGCTGGACCCCATTGAAAGACACCAGCGATGGCTCCAGTTGCTGTAGCAACATTTGGAACGACCGTAGTGATGTCAATTTCCGAATAATTCACACCGGGGCTAAGTTGTACTGGTATTCTGCTCATTTGTTTCTCCCGATGAATCTACATGATATGTATGATTTTGAGGATTTGGTCAGTACCAGCCATTCCGCTCCGATTGCCGCTCAGACCACCAGACCGAACCATCCTCTGATGGCTTCTCTGGAACAGGTTCCTCGACCCCATCATCCACAAATCCAAAGGGGGTCATTTCCTCCTCAAGTTTGCTGATGGTGTCCTGATAGATATCCTTTCGGATGTCCAAGGATGAAAGATCCTTGAAGTATGGTTGGGTAGACAGCCATCCGAAGAGGACAAGGGTCATGACCAAGTCATCGTTGTAGCCGACCTCTGCCTCGAATGAGTTCTTCTTGGCAACGAAGGCAAAGAGTTCCTTGATGACATCGAAATCCTGTATGACCATCCTGTCGGATTCCACCAGAGACTTGAGGATGGAGCAGCCCGTCCTCTTGACCACCTCGGTAGTTCGAACGCCAAACTGGCTCTGTCCCGCACCGAAGCCACCGTCAAGTACCTGACCCTTCCTACCTCGCATGGTGGCAGACAGGATGTTCTCATACTCAAGTTCGGCATGGAGGACATCTGCCACCTGACCACCCATGTCATTGATCTCTACAAGGACATGGGCATTGTTGTACTGCTTGGCAGCAACATGGATGGCATTGGGGAACACCAGAGGGGACATGGTATTGTTCCTGAAGGTGGCGACCAACTTGTAAGGAGCGGTTGTTATGTCCATTATTGAAAATGCAGAATAGTCCTGCCCCGTTCCTCGCGAGACATCGACCGTCATGACATAGACATGCTTCTCCTCTGGCTTGGCATAGACCTTGAATCCTTCGCCATTCTTGAAGACGGGATCGACATATGCCAGAGTCTTCAACTTGGACGGAGAGATCAGGGTATGTACCGAGCCTACGAAATCGCATTCGAACTCTGTCCTAAACTGCTCTTCCGAGGTATTCGCAATCGTCTCTTCCTTCCACTTCTCATCTCGACCGGGCACATCCGACCAGTGGACATCGATTGGAATATATGAGTTCCTGCCATTAGAGGCATCCGTCCACAACTTGTAGTACAGGTTCATTCCGTGGGGAGTGGAGACGATGAACACCTTGGTCTCCTGACCCGACGAGATGGTGGGATAGACTGAGGAAAAGAACTCTTCTG